TATCAACAAATGATTGAACGTGCCGGAGGTATTTATTTTATTTGCCATAACTTTGATGAGTTTTTAGATAAATTTAATACATTTGTTAATCAATAAGGAACAACTTATAATAATTGCAGCAAACAGTAAAATGCTTAACGGCTTATCGACTAAGCTATGTAATTATAGAGATATTAAAAACGACCTATTCCAAGAGTTTCTTTTGTACCTTTGTGAGAAACCTGAAGACTTTTTAATCGACAAAGTTAACAAAGGGCAGTTTATTAGTTATTGCTCAAATGTGTTAAAAGGGATTAATTCGGATAGGCACCGAGCTAATAAATTAGTTAATACAAAAAATCCCCTGGTTGAGCGACATAACGATTATGAGATAAATTTTGATTTGATTGAAGAAAGTTATAACTTTGAAATTGATATGAAGTTTGAGAAAGTTGTTAAATTAGTTAGAGAGCAGCCGTTTAAAGCTGAAATACTATTTAAATCGGTTGTTACATCAACCAGGCAAATAGCTAGCGACATGGGAATTAAGGAACGAAAATTAATATATCAAAATTGTAAATTTAAAAACGAAATAAAAAATAAACTAAAATGAACGAAATACTATTAAAACAAAAGGATTTTATTTACGCAGTAGCGCATGATCTAATCCGTCCCGACAGTTCAAATGATAATGTTAAAGAAATTTTAGCAGCCTATCATGGTATTGATGCAACCGTTGAAACGCTTGTTGAGTGTTCTACGTGTGTAAATATTTACAAAGATGCGTTTAGCGTAATATTAGCGTACATCAATAAACCAGTTGAGGACAAACCTAAATCAAAGAAGTAATGCCATTTAAAGCTAAATACACATTTGATTACGAAGTTGAGCCAACTCCTAAAGAACGGTTAAGGGTAGGTAAGGAATGCGAGAAAAACTTAAAACTAAATGTTAAAAAGTATAAGCCGATTGAAAGGCAAATACTTTACACAAATAATATTTTAATGATTTCAATAACCTATGAAGGAACGCATATCAATGAGGGAATTGCCCCACCAACCGTTTAGAATAAATTACTTCTATTCGGTAATATTAAAAAGGACTTTTATTTATATAATGAATTAAGATGCAAGATGAATATGAATCACAAAACTTTTGGAATGAAGATAGAAAATATAGCAATAAGTAAAATTAAACTTAATCCAAACAATCCACGTTTGATTAAGGATGTTAATTTTACAAAGTTGGTGCAGTCAATTAAAGACTTCCCCGAAATGTTAAATATACGTCCGATTGTGGTTAATGATGACATGATTATTTTAGGCGGTAATATGCGTTTTAAGGCATGCAAAGAAGCTGGGTTAAAGGAAGTGCCTATTATAAAAGCAAGTGGTTTATCAGCAGAAAAACAACGTGAATTTCTTATTAAGGATAATTTAGCAGGTGGAGAATGGGATTGGACTTTATTACAAGAATGGGATAGTTTAGAATTGGAAAGTTGGGGGTTAGATTTGCCCGCTGATTTTGTAACCGAACTTGAAGCTGAGGAAGATGAGTTTGATGTGCCTGAAAATGGAATTGAAACTGACATCGTGTTGGGTGATTTATTTGAGATTGGAGAACATAGGTTGTTATGTGGGGACTCAACTGATAGCGATGCAGTAGCTAAACTTATGGATGGTCAAAAAGCTGATATGGTATTTACTGACCCACCTTATGGAATAAAAGTAGTACAAAATAAAAAAGTAAGTGGAGATAAAGCATTTGGAAATGTAGGAGGAAACAATATAGTAAAAGCAAAAGAATATTCTGAAATTATTGGAGATGATACAACTGAAACTGCAAAAGAATTTTATAATACTTGCATAAGTTTAGGTATGGAAAATTTTATTATATGGGGAGGGAATTACTTTACTGATTTTTTAAAACCATCAATGTGCTGGATAGTTTGGGATAAAGAAAATACAGGAAATTTTGCAGATGTTGAATTGGCTTGGACTTCATTTGAGAAAGGAGCTAAATTATATAAATGGCAGTGGAACGGAATGATAAGAAAAGGAGATAAAAATATTGAAGGTAAAACTAGAGTTCACCCTACTCAAAAACCAGTTGGTTTATTTAATGATATTTTTAAAGATTTTCCTTTTGATAGTTGTTACGATGGATTTGGCGGTTCGGGTTCAACAATGGTTGCGTGTCATCAAGTTAAAAAGAAATGCTTTATGATTGAAATGTCACCAAATTATATTCAAGTGATAATTGACCGAATGATTAAACTTGAACCAACAATTAAGATTAAAAAGAACGGATTAGATTATAACAAATGAGTAAAGAAAATATATTACAATACAGTTGGCAGAAAGGTCAAAGCGGAAACCCAAACGGACGTCCTCGTAAATTCGTGTGTCAATTAAAAGAGATGGGTTATAACAAACAGGACATAAACCAAACTATTGAAAATATGATGGCTATGACTTTAAACGAGTTAGCCGAAATATTTAAGGATGAACACGCTACAATCTTAGAACGTACCATTGCAAATGCTATGCGTAAAAGTTTGGAGAAGGGAACTTTGTATTCTTTAGAAACTCTTATAAGCCGAGTTCATGGTGTACCTAGCCAAACGATTAACCAATTAATAACTGAGAAACCTATATTTAACGGAATAGATATTAATGTTACAACGAACGACAGCCCAAGCGAAAATATCTAAACTCAATAAAAGAGTTAGGGTTGTTAGGGGTGGAACGTCTGCAAGTAAAACATTTACTATCGTGCCATTCCTTATTGACTATGCTGTTAAAAATCCACTTGCTGAAATATCAATAGTTGCTGAAACTATACCACATTTAAAGAGGGGTGCATTAAGGGACTTTCTTAAAATTATGGATATGATTGGGATGTACGAGCCTGAAAACTTTAATAAAAGTAGTTTGGTTTATACGTTTAGCAACGGAGCATATATTGAGTTTTTTAGTGCGGATGCTGAAAGTAAATTAAGAGGTGCAAGACGTGATGTATTATTCGTAAATGAATGCAATAACATAACCTGGGAGGCTTACTATCAATTAGCCATTAGAACAAGACGTTTTATTTATTTAGACTACAATCCCGTTTCTGAGTTTTGGGTTGATACCGAATTGATTAACGACAGCGATACCGACTTTGTTGTTTTGACTTATAAAGATAATGAAGCACTTGACCTATCAATTATTAAAGAGATTGAGAAAGCAAAAGAAAAAGCGTTAACATCAACTTACTGGGCTAATTGGTGGAGTGTTTATGGTTTGGGTAATGTAGGCAGCTTACAAGGAACAGTATTTGAAAATTGGCAACAATGCGATACAATACCGAATGATGCTGAATTTATAGCATACGGAATGGACTTTGGTTTTACGAATGATCCAAGTACATTAATAGCAGTTTACCGATTTAATGGCGAGTTATATTTGAATGAATTGATATACCAAACTAAATTAACCAATAGCGATTTAATAGCAAGGTTAAAGGAATTAAATATAAAATCAAATGAAATGATAGTGGCGGATAGTGCAGAGCCAAAATCAATAGAGGATTTAAGACGTGCGCAATTTAGGATTGAGGGTGCTAAAAAAGGAGCGGATAGTATTCGTAACTCAATAGATACTTTACAAGCGTTTAAATTGAATGTAACGAAGTCTAGTATTAATTTGATAAAGGAACTAAGGAACTATAAATGGGTGACTGATAATGACGGTAAACACACATCACAGCCCATTGATAATTATAACCATGCTATTGATGCGGTTAGATATGTAGCACTTAACCGACTTAAGAAATCCACTTTCTTTATTCAATAAATGTAAAACTCAAATAAATTACTATATTAATACAATGAAAATACCTAAACGATACGAAGATTTAACAGTTGACCAATTCCAAAAATTAGAGGAATTGAAGTTAAATGACACTTTGGATAATTTAGACAAAGCTGTTTTAAGGCTATCAATTTTATCAGGTGAAGCTATTGAATCTATTGAATCACTTAGCCCTAAAAAAGTATATGACTATTTGTTAGATGCTTTCTTTTTAACTAAACCAATTACTGAGTTAATTTGCCCCGATGAAATTAAAATAGGTGGCATTAAGTTTAGGTACATTAAAGATTTATATGATTATAACATTTGCCAGGAAAAAGATTGGAAGGAAATGGTTAGGGTAAATGAGGGGAACTATTTAAAAGTGCTACCTGAGTTAATGGCTATTTGTCATCAAGAATACGAAAATGGTAAATGGTTATATAACTCAAATAACCACAATCGAAATGTAGAACTATTTAAACAATCAAAGTTAAGCGAATCACTTGGGGCTGTTTTTTTTTATTCAAAATATTTGAAAACTTACACAAAAGCTATTCAGGATTGTTTAGCGGAGCAAGTCAAAGTAATAGAGGAGGCGAATCAAATGATGATGGCAGACTTAGAGTTTCAGACTTTTTTGAACGATGGGGATGGGAATACAGCGTTGGCTTAGTTGTTAAAGATACTAACTTAACCGAAGACCAAATATTTGAATGGAGTGTAACAAGGTATTATAATAAGTTGGCATACTTAAAAGATAAAGGTAAATTTGAAATAGCATTAAATGGCTCTGGTAGATAAAATAAAGGATTTGTTAGATGAGTTTGGGAAAGCATTAAACGATGATACCCGAAGTTCTTTAAAAAAGGCATTAGATGCAAGGGCTGAAAGAGGTTCGACATATAAAGGAAAACAATATAAAGGTCGTAAACGTAAAAGTCGATTAGAGGCTAGCGTTAAACCGATAGTGTCATTTAGCGATGATACTATTAAGTTTACTCTAAATATGAATGATTATTGGGCGGTTGTTAACGATGGCAGAAGTCCAAATAGTGTAAGTGCAGAGGGACAAAAAAAAATAGTAGAATGGAGTGCAGTTAGTGGTTTTGCTGAAAATATAAGGATTAGTGATTTAGAACAAAGAAAGCAAAAGCAAAGCCTATCTAAGCGTAAAGGTAAGTTAAAGAAATTGCAAAAGATGTCATTTGATAAGGCAAAGAAAACAGCGGGATTTTTAGTGGCACGTTCTTTAAAAAATAAATCAATAGAACCTACTCACTTTTTTGACGAAGTGATTAACGATGGTAGGATTGAAAAATTACAAAGTGAAATAACAGAATTAGTTAAAGACGATATTATAATAGAAATTAGAAGTAGTTACACATAAAATGGCATTAACAGTATATACACAACCACAAACATTAACACCAGCTTATAACGACCAAATATTTACAGCGAAGTCTAATCAAATAGCGGTTGCTGATTTTAAATATATTGTATCGGTAGTTGTTAACGGTGATACAGCTAACACTTATACAGAGGACATATTGCAACGTCCCGATGGGTATTTAGTTTTTAATGCTAAAGAGTGGGTGCAAAATTATATTGAACATTACTTTGAATTAAATAATATCGTTTTATCTAATCCTATTAAATTAGCAACTGGCAAACGTGTAAGGGCTCAGGTTAAAATTTATGAATATTATACAGCGGCTATTCAATCTACTACTACTATAAATTACGATGCCTTTGATGCTTGCTTAACAGATAAAAAATTTAACGCTTACGACCCAGCTGATTATGTATTTAATGGTACTTCTGGATTATACTTCTTATCAAAAGATGAAACTACAATAACACCCGACGATAGAATAGCTTTAAACCAACCTTTTTTTATTCACTTTATTAATACTACTGCTACACCAATAACGAGTATAACTATTGAATTATTTAATGGTTTCACTTTATTGCAAACAGTTACAATAGCTTCACTACCAACACCAGTTACCGTTAACGATATTTACCAATTATATTTAGGTAGTAATATTTTTACTTCAGCATCTGTTGGTAATACCGTTGTTGTTAAATTTAAAAATGGTACAACTGTATTATTAAACTATTCTTTTGATTATCAAGACATTTGCACTAAATATCAAGATTATGTTATTTACTACCTAGATAGAGATGGCAATATATTATCATTCCATTTTGAGCAAAAGAGTAAAAAGAACTTTACTAAAAAAGTTAATACCGTTACTTTAAATAAGAATGTTTTAAACACTACCACAGGTGCGTATGGCTCTACTTCTTATGATAGAGAAGACCACGTTATAAGCACTGCTATTGAATCCACAATGGATTTAAATACAACTTGGTTAACTCAGTTACAAATAACACAGTTAAAGGATTTATTTGATAGCCCAATAGTTTACGTTTGGGATTACAATAGTTTACGTTCATGCAAAGTAACAAACACTTCATTTGAAGAGTACCAACTAAATAATGAATCATTGATACAATTAGCTATCACTATTGATTTAGGTATTACAGAAACTAGACAAAGAGGTATATAATTATGGCAGTAGTAACAGATTTATTAATAGCAGCAAAAAATGGGAGTGAGAAATTACAATACTATCCTATTGCTAAAAATATCCCGATTAACATTAACTATAACTTAGCCGATGTTAGAGAGCCTGACAAGCGTAAAGCATCTTTTAGTAAAACAATTAATTTGCTAGGAACTAACGCAGTAAATAAACTATTTGAAAATATATTTAGTGTTAACGTTGCAACTCAGTATTTTAATAAGAATTTAAAGACACCATGTAAATATATTGTAGATGGCATTCAAAACTTTGCTGGTGACTTACAATTAATAAAAATAAACATTAAGCCCGATAATTCAATAGATTATGAATGTTCAATAATTGGTGAGGGCGGTTCTTTATTTGTGGACATTGGGGATAAATTAATTACTGGCAATCCATTAAAATTTGAAACAAGCGGCTTGTTAGTTGTTGGTAGAAAATACACGATTAATACGTTTGTGGCTGGCGATAATTTTACAAGTGTGGCAAGTGTAGTAAGTGGAACGATTAATACAACAGGGTGCGTATTTATAGCAACAGGAACAACTCCAACTGTTTGGACAAACGAAAGTATATTAACAAGCTCAGACGACTTAGATTTTAGCGCATACGACCACACATATACACGTGCTAATCAAATAGCTTTAAACGTAGCGAATGAGGGCACTGGCTTAGGTGTAGTATATCCATTTATTGATAACGCTCAAAACGGTGGGAGTGATACAGTTTTTAACGTAGAGAGTTTTTTACCTTGCTTTCACAATAGGGAATATATTGATAAAATTATAACTAACACAGGCAGAACTTGGACTTCGTCAATATTAGACGATGCTGAATTTTTAAACCATATTACTTACCCTAACTTAATAAATTTACAATTAACTCAGGCACAATTAGATTTAAAACAATTTTATGTAGGCTTAACAGCAAACGCATCTATTCCATTTGGTACAAATACTGACGTTACTTATACCAATGATACTACAAATGGTTTCTTTGATTTAGGAAATCAGTTAGCAGCTCCAAATGATTTTGTTACATTAAATGCAAACGGTAATTATAATGTAGCGGCTGTTAATTACGTAAAGATTACACCCACACATTCAAATCCAGCGGTTGCATTTTGGTCGGCACCTTACATATTACTTAATACTACTATTCGTAAATCGGCTAATGGTGGAGTGAGTGTTTTTAATTTAGTTCCAACTGTTGGTACTTTTATTGTAACTACTGGTCTTACCCCTGTTGGTACATCTATTTATGGCAATAATAGCGCAGCAACTGGCAGTCAATTTTTTGCAGCGGGTGACATATTATTAGTAACTATTGGTCTTTTTCTAGCTGGCTCATCGCTTACTCTTTATAATTCAGCAGGTGTTCCAATTACACCTACTGGCACTTTTTCTTGGAATGTTGAGTTAGTTGGTGGGGCGGCTAAAACATCGTTCTACGCTTTATGTACTCAGAAAACTATTATGGCGAGTGACACAATGACTTGCAATAGTGCTTTGCCTACTAAGATAAAACAAAAGGATTATCTTAAGTCAATTATACAAGCACTAAATTTATTTATTGATGTTGACCCTGTAAATCCTAATAACTTAATTATTGAATCGTTTAATGAATTTTACAACGGTGATATAATTGATTTTGAAAATAAAACAGATTTATCTAAAGACCAAAGTATTAACCCAAATATATTAGAGGGTAAAAAATATATTTACACTTATAAAGCTGATACTGATAAATGGAACGAACAATACAAGAATGAATTTAACGAAGTGTTTGGCACACACGAAGAGGACGTTGAAAATGATTTTATTAAGTCAGATAAAAAGAATGAGATAATTTTTAGCCCAACTCCAAACGTTGCTAATTATGGTTTAGGTATCGTTATGCCACGTATTTACAAAGAAGAGAATTTAATAAAAAAACAATTTGCTAGTAATATACGTTGGTTAATTTGCGGTGGAATAAAACAAACAATTACACCTTATACATGGCAGCAAACAGGGCAAGCTAATTTAACAACTAATGACTATTTATATGCTGGACATACAGACGACCCGTTAGATCCAAATGTGGACTTAAATTTTGGCTTACCTAAAAAAGTTTATTATGACTATCCAAACGCATACTTTACAACTAACAACCTTTATAATAGATACCACGCTAAATACTTAAACAATCTAATTAATAGGGACGCTAAATTTGTAACTAAATATTTATGGTTAAGCCCAAAAGACATTTATAATTTTAATTTTAGGAATAGGCTATTTATTGACGGTGCTTATTATATCGTTAATAAAATTGAAAACTATAATCCATTAGAGTTAACAAGTACAAAAGTTGAGTTAATTAAATTATTAGAAACGCAAGTATTTACACCTACAAAATTTTTAATAAGTTCAAGCCCCGATGTTGCTGGGGGTGTAGAGGTTTATAATTCTACATTAAACACTTCTTTTAGCGTGGGAACTGGAAACCAAAATAGAGGCACTAATTGCGTGGCTATTGGTGATAATATAATGATACCAGCAAGCTGTGAGAATGTAACGGTAATAGGTAGTAATGTTAGCGTGCCTGAAAACACTAGCGGATTTAGTTACATAAATGGAACGGTAACAAATAGTATCTATAACGAAAAATCATTAATACAAAACAAGTCGGCTAACTATAACGTTAAGGCTTATGACGATGTTGTATTTATGACTACTGGCGCAACTAACAAAACAGTAACGCTAGCTTATGCTCAAATCGGATTTTTAGAAAGTACTACAATTTTAAATATAAATGATACAGATGTTGTTTTTGAGTATGGCAAACAAATAACTATTAAGAAAGTTGACAGCGGTGCGGGCAATGTTATAATAGACGGTAACGGTGCTTTAATAGACGGTGCTGCCACAATTACTTTAACCACTCAGTATGAATCAGTCACCCTACAATGGGACGGCACTAATTGGAATAAATTATGATAGATAAAATAGAATTTTTAGAATCAATTATGAATACCCAACCTAGTCAAATAATACTTGATGGTTTAGCGTGTATTCATATGTGTATTGAAATAGCAGCAACTGGTAACGAAGATTTAATAAACGTAATAAATGGCAGATAAAAATGAAATAGCCTTTGATTTAGAAGTCAAAGGTGTAGAGCAATCAATAGAATCGGTAAAGGATTTAAAGAACGCTATTAAGGCGGCAAAGGATCAACAGATAAAAATGGCATCCGCATTTGGTGAAGGCT